CCTATCGCCATTGATTTTTGCAGCCAGTTTTGTGTGCGCAACTTTTTTTGGTCTATTCATCTAGGATAATTTTAGTGCAGTGCTCTAAGTCCCAAGGGTAATCTTCTGGACCATTTCCGCTGTCGCAACATGTATCTACCGTCTCCTTGTCAAACAAATAATATCTCTCTCCGGTCCTCCCGTCGGGGAGTTTTACTGGCTCTACCCATTCTTCATCGGCCCAAAAATCACTGGTACCGTTTAACAACCTAGATGTTGGCTCTGCATTGCCGAGCGATTCACAGTCGTCATACTCAACCTCAAATTTAATTGTATTGGTTACGGCTTCATAGACATCTACTTTTGTCATTGTTTTTTAGTCCTCTTTGTTGTCGCTCCATTGCGACCATCTCATATTATAAGCATATGTGTAATTTTTTAGTGTGCAAGTTTTTTTATTGTGTTTTTTATTTTTTTCTTGACATACTGAACATTTGTTTATACGACTGTCTAACGAGACATTTTTGTCTCAGACTGTGAGACAGTATGACTGACGCCGAGATCTTGCAACACATCGAATGGCTATTAACAGTCATCTCCAATCTACGCACCGCTATAACAGTGCTGTCGACTGGCTCACAAAAATCTTATTCACTTAATACTGGGCAGACATCACAGTCAGTAACAAAGGCAGACCTTGGCAATCTGCGCATCCAACTTAGAGCGTTTATCGATGAACTGTCTGAATATCGAGAGCTCGCTGGTATTACAACCAATGATACCGGTGGAGAGATAATGAGGGCGTTGTAGTGGGATTTTTCTCTCGCCACCAAGAAGAGCTACCATGGGTATGGGATGGTAATAAGCAATACGATACGCAATCCGTCAAACCATCTGTGAGTTATCCAACCAATACATTTGGCTCCATGTTCGATGGTGAGCAATTTTTTTCCGGCATCACTGGCATTGTTGACGATGTGTCATCTCTTGATTATTGGACGTTACGCAAGCGCTCCAGTGCGTTATTTCGCACCAATAGCTATGCACAGGGGATTGTGCGCAGACTTGTAACAAATATAATCCACAAGGGTATTTTCCCACAATTCGAACCTGAAGAATCTATCATTGGATTACAAGAAGACTCGCTTGTAGATTGGGCTGATCAGATAGAGATTAAGTTCCGGTTATATGGAGATACCAAGGAGATTATCGACTCTAAGCGGCATCGTACATTTGGTATGTTGCAAGCGCAAGCATACCAAGAAGCGTTAATCGATGGCGATTGCCTCGTTATATGCCGTCAACACAAGAGCGGACTACCAAATTATCAACTTGTGTCTGGCAATCGTGTACAGACACCTACAGAAAAATGGGCCGATAAAAACGTTGTGGACGGTATCAAGCTCGATAAAAACGGTGCGCACGTAGGTTACTATGTATATCTAGGCACTGACGATCAGCCAGATGAGAGGTATATGTACGTCCCTTCCAGGGGCTCAAAATCCGGACGTCTAACAGCATGGATGGTGTACTCTCCTGTTATGCGAGAGGATGATTTTCGCGGCACCCCATTACTCGCAGTGGCAATTCAACCGCTCAATGAGATTCTTAAGTATCGTGGCAGTGCACAGCTTAAGGCAGAGCTATCGGCTCGCATAACGACGTTCATCAAGCGCGCACAGGAGCCACCAAGAGGCCTATCAGCTATCGGCAAGGGTGCTGCTAAGAGAGATACTCTTAACGCAGATCCAAGCGGAGCAACCAAGGCTGTAACAATCGACAAGGTCCTACCTGGCATGATTGTAAGTCATCTTAATCCAGGTGACGAACCTGTTATGTATCCGCATGCGACTGACGTTAATTTTGGACAATTCGAGGCTGCTGTAATATCAGGACTGTCATGGGCATTGGAGATACCACCAGAATGCTTATTGCTATCGTATGGCTCTAATTTTGCGGCATCTCAAGCGTCATTACGAGAATTCATAATGTTCATAGATAAGGAGCGAGATAGATTTTCATTCCAATTCTGTCAACCAATTGCCGAGGAATGGTTTATTTCGTCCGTGCTACTTAATCAAGTAGAAGCTGCTGGATTTCTGGACGCGTTTTTTACTGGCAATGTAATGGTAGTAAGGGCTTGGTTATCAATTGATTGGATTGGTAGTATTAAGCCATCACTTAAGCTTAATGATGAGGTATTCGCTCAACAGCATATGGTATCCAATGGATGGGATACCAATGCGCGCGCATCACGGTCATTAACTGGCACATCGTTCGAACGTAATATCCGCAAGATTGCCAAGGAAAATCAAATGAAGGCTGAAGCAATGCGACCGCTATTAGAGCTGGAGAGAGAGTATGGCAGTCAATCTGTAGCATCAGTATCTGGGTTGTTACCGTTGACAGTGGTTGACAATGATGATGAGGAAACAGCATGACTTGGTTGTTGTCGCAAGATTGGGAAGAGCGGATTGTTATTGCTGAGGAAATGTCGGCAAGGAATGCTGATATTATCAAACCTGTTACTGTTGCAAAAAAAACATCCGATATAAGGAATGGCGTTGCTACTATTGATATTAACGGAGTATTGACGCGCAATCGTGAGCCATATCTTGATTTTTTTGGCATCAGCCAAACATCATATACTGAGATTGCAGAACAGACGAAATACGCTGTTAATAAAGGCGCAAAACGCATTGTGTATAAAATCAATAGCCCTGGTGGAAATGTCGATGGCATCCTAATTGGTATGGATGCAATACGCAATGCTGGTGTACCAACAGAAGCACATGCAGATGGTATGCTTGCCAGTGGAGCATACATGCTTGCATCTCAAGCTGATAGTATTATAGCCAATGATGAGCTTACAATGGTTGGATCAATTGGTGTTGCTGCTAAGGCATCGACATCCAATGTGGTTAAGGAAATAACCAATACTGACAGTGCTGATAAGCGCCCTGACGTTACAACAGAAGATGGACTTAAGGTTGTCAAGACACAGCTTGATGACATCTATCAGATACTCGCAGAGCGCATTGCAGATGGCCGCAAAACATCGATAGAAAAAATAAGAGATGACTATGGTCATGGTGCGACAATGAGTGCCAGGACAGCGTTGCAGCGCAACATGATTGACGGGATCAAATCTGAATTTTTGCATCGATATCGTAATGGTCAATCAGAAAATAAACCGTCCGCCTCACAATCGGCGGAGACACATGGAGAAAAAATGGACATCAAAGAATTGAAAGCCGAATTTCCTGGTCTGTACCATGAAGTGTATGAGCTTGGTGTTGCTGCCGGTAGTGAGGCTGAAAAAGAGCGTGTAGAATCGCATCTAATCCTGGCTGAAGGCAGTGGAGACTATGACACAGCGCATAAAGCGATTGCCGATGGTAGTAAGATTACCGAAAAAGTTAAAGCACTACACATGGCCGCAGCGATGAAGCGCAATGCAGTAGCAGCGAAGGATGAAGACAATGTTCCGCCGGTTGTTACAACCGGGGAAGCAACGTTAACTGATGAAGAAAAAACGGTCAAAGAGATTCAGTCTATTGAAGGCGTTGAATGGAAGGTGATGTAATGGCTACTCTGACAATTGCTACGCATAACCCTACAAATGGACTTATCGAAGTTGGACGTTTTGAAAGCGGCCTGCTAACTAGCGGCGGAGCCGCTACGTATCTCGATAATACGCTTGTGGCGCGCGACACATCGACTCTCAAATTCGTTCCGTACGTTAAAGGCGGAAGTACCAATGGCAACGGCGTTGTATACGGCGTGCTTACCAAGGGGCTGTCTGCGGCAGGAGCAGGCGATAGCGCATGCCGCATAATGATCACAGGTCAAATCGCGAAAACAAAAACAGTAATCCATGCCGATGGCGATAGCTCCAATATTGATGGTGCTGTTAAGCTTACTGCTAAGGATAACGGGATTATCATTTTGGACGACACCGACTTGTTCGTTGCGGACAATAGTTAGGAGATATTGCAATGGCTACTGCTACAAAAAAAATCATTGCTACGTTTAAGCAAAATGTAAAAGCGCCTATGCACTTGACGTCTCATTTTGCAGTTGACTCAAATTCGTACTTCAATACGGAGGAAGTTGAGTATCATGTTGCGCGAGACAGCGAAGATGTTGCAACTCCAATGGCTGGTTCCGCACAGGGATACAATATCAATGACGAGAATGCATACACGGCGAAAACAACTACTCCGCCTACCTACAAGGAAGAGATTGCAATCCCTGCAAGCTCGGTAGGTAAGGTGCAAGGATTTGGAATGAATCCGTATCAGGATGAAGGGTTTTTGGCAGAGGTTACTAGACGTGCCATGGCCGCATCAGAAAAGCTGATGGGAAAAATCCGTAGAGCATGTGAGTTGCAAGCATCTCAGATATTCACAACTGGCAAGTTGTCATTGGTTGATAAGACTGGTGCTGTTACGTATGCATTGGATTATAAGCCTAAGGCAGCGCACTTTTTCACCACATCTGTGCCGTGGTCTACGACTGCATCTGCTGACCCGCTTGCTGATATCCTTGCTGCTTGCAGGCTCATACGCAAGGATAGTCTTGAGGATCCCAAGGTTGTTGAGATGGATGCCGACAGCTTTGAAGCTGCAATGAAAGTTACATCGTTCAAAGATCGATTTGAACTGCGCAGAGCAGACCTTGGAACACTGTATCCATTGCGTGGGATTGGAACACGCGGCGCTGAATACCGTGGTACCATTGATGTTGGCGCATACAAACTCGACATCTACACGTATGAGGCTTACTACAAGCATCCGCAGACAGGTACACAGACCCTATACCTGCCTAGAAAAAAAGTAGTCGTACACACTGGCTCTGATATGAAAGCAGCATTTGGAGCACTATTCAATTACAACCAAACTAAAGCCCCTATTCCGTTCCTTCGATCTCGCATGATGATCGAAGAGATGGGAGTTGATTTGTTCCTAAACAATTGGCTGGATGCTAATGGCGAGGTGCTACATATCGGAGTTGGTTGCAGGCCTCTTATGGTGCCTGTATTGCTTGACACGATTGCATGTATTGACACTGATCTGGCATAGGTTTTGTTATGGCGAAAGGCAAAAAAAAGATAACGAGCGAATCTCGCACAGTGCAATATAAAAAATACATTGTGCGAGATGGGCTTGTACTAATGACACATAATGGCGTTAAGCAGAGTGGTGATGCAATATCATTCAACGATCTGCTGTACGCAGGCAGTCGCTCCACAGATTTTGAAGTTGAAATTGCTAAGCAAAACTTCAATGGCCTAATAGCAAGAGGTCATATTGTAGAGGCATAATATGGCATTTCGTGACATTGTATTTTCGGATCTGTTAGAGATTATGCATGACGATTTGAGCGGTGGTCATACGTGCTCTATTGTTTCGCCTGCTGGTGATATTGAGGATTTTCAGGTTTTATCTAACGATATCCACTTATCGATAGATCCGGTGAGTGGAACTGTAGTGTCTGGACGTCAATGCTCTATATCAGTGCTTATATCTGATTTGATTGCCGCAGAGTTTGAGAATGTCAATGGGGTATCTGAAGAGGATGAAATGCCATGGCGCGTATGGCTATCAGATGCCAACGGAATAGAGCGCACATTCAAGGTGTCATCGTCAAATCCGGATTATGGCATAGGCCTTAACACATTATTGTTGGAGCTAACAGAAGAGCAGGATAACTAATGGCACAGCTTGCATACACAAAATTTTATAGTTTTGCAGAAAATCTCCCAGAGAAAGTACATGATCTCGGATCTGATACACTTAAGATTGCCCTGACTAATACGCTCCCTGATGCTGCTACTGATACTGTATTCGGCGACATCACAGAGATAGCGGCTGGTAATGGGTATACTGCAGGAGGGGCAGCCCTAACTGTAAGCAGCTCCAGTCAGTCAGGAGGCACTTACTCGCTTGTCATAAGCACTGACATTACATGGACAGCTACAGGTGGAGACATTGCAGCGTTTCGCTATGCTGTATTGTATAACGATACAGATGCAACTAAGCGATTGATTGGTTTTTGGAGTAGGTCATCATCATATATCGTCGAAGAAAATTCGAGTTATAAATTAGACCTTGCTGGCAAGACAATATTGACACTGGCATAGGATTATAATGTCCGGATTAACGATAGAGGTAACAACGACAGTGGCTAGTGAGGTATTCACTCTCCCAACTGTATCCGGATATTCGTATAATGCTACTGTCTATTGGGGAGACACTACCAATAGCTCAATAACATCATGGGACGATGCTGATAGAGCGCATACGTATGCATCGGCAGGTACTTATAATATTGAGGTGGTCGGACAGTTTGACGCA